GATTGCTTCAACATCTTCATTTTGAAAGTCTTGAATAGCATTTATGAGAGTTTTTTCGGTATTGACACCTTCTAGAACGATTTCTTTGAGGATGATTTGAAAATCAACTTTCAATTGTTTTATGAAATCATTATATCCTTGTGTTTCTTTTTTTGAAATTACTCCAATCGTGCGAATAAAATTCCAATCAACTCTTTTCTTATTTAAGAAATATCCTTTATTTTGACATTCTTCTTTGAGAGATTTTATAGAAGAATTATCATTTTCTTTAATAATATCTTTATTCAATTCAAGAAAGAAATTATATTGATTGTTAAAATAATTTACTTTAATAAATCCAGTAATAATACAAGTTGAATTTTCATTTTCTTTGATATTATACCAATAATTCCAAGATTTACAATTAAACATTCCATATTCATCTTTAATCTTGAAACTTATTCCAGAATTATTCCTGAAAATTTTACAATCAACTATTTCACCTTTTAAAGAAATTTCAGGAAATTCTTCACTAACTTCACAACACCTCTCAAATAAAATCTCATTAAGTCTTTTGATATTCATCTTTATTCATTCAAATTTAATCAAATAATCATTTTTTATTTAATTTAAAAAATGATAAATAAATATAAATTAAATATTATGTTTAGCGAATTATCTATAAATTTAACAAAAGAATTATCAAAAGAAGTTAAGAAGAAAGAAGGAATTTATTTCACACCAAAAGAAACGATTAAAACTATTATTGAAATCATTAAACCTCATTTAAATACACCAATTAAAATTCTTGAAAATTCGTGTGGTTCTGGTGAATTTATTATAAGTCTTATTGAAAATTTCTCAAATATTCAAATAATAGGAATTGAGAAAAATCAATATATTTATAATAATATCAAACATCTTTCTAATGATTTTGTCAAAATTATTAATGAAGATTTCTTAAAATTTGATGATAAAAATTCTTATGATTTAATCATAGGTAATCCTCCTTTCTCCGTCATAGATAAGAAAAATATCCATAAAAATTATCATAAATATTTTGAAGGTCGTCCTAACACCTTCCTAATCTTTCTCATTAAATCTCTTCAACTTCTCAAAGAAAATGGAATACTTGCTTATGTTCTTCCAAAAAGTTTCCTTAATTGTTTCTATTATAATAAAACACGACAATTCATCATAGATAATTACACCATCATTCATCTTTCAATTGTTTATGATAAATATCTTGAAACTTCGCAAGAAACTATTATTCTCATCATTCAAAACAAAAAAGGAATAAATGATTATTTCATTAAAAAAGATGAATTCGTAATCTTTAATTCAATAGAAAATTGTAAAATAATTGAGAAATTCTATGAAAATTCAACAAATCTTCATAATCTCAATTTTAATGCTAAAATAGGTTCTGTTGTTTGGAATGAAAATAAACATTTATTAACAGATGATAAGACAAAAACAAAACTTATTTATAATAGTAATATCAAAAATAATGAACTTATCCACAAAGATTATAAAAATGATTTGAAAAAGAATTATATAAATAAATCTGGATTTAAAGAACCTATGTTAATAATCAACAGAGGTAATGGAAATTCATCCTATAAATTTGAATATTGTTTAATTGATATTGATGAAGAATATCTAATTGAAAATCATTTGATTATGATAAGATATAATGAAGATATTGATAAAAATAAATTAATTCATAAATATCTTCAAATAATTAAATCATTCGAAAATCCAAAAACAAAAGAATTCATTAAAATCTTCTTTGGAAATAATGCCATAAATATTAAAGAACTTCTCTACTTACTTCCAATAATAGATATTTGAAATGCTGGAAATGCTATTAAATTACCATTTTTCCACCTTAATAATATTTTAATTTTATATCCTTTTTTAGTTGTCGCAATATAACTATTCTTTCTTTTTTCATAAGAAATTATTTTGAAATTGGAATTATCCAATATTTCTTTATATATCTTATTATCTTTGTATAACATATATATCTTGTTTTCTTGTGTTTCCATTAAATAATTAGATAATTTATGAATATCTAATTCAGTATTTTCAATAAATTTGATTATACTTTCTTTTGAATATTTATTTGCTTGTTTATAGAAATCTATATCATCTTTAATTCCAGAATATTTACTAGATGAAGAACATCCTCTATAATATTTATCTTGAATGAAAGATAAACATTTAGGATTACTTGAATGTATTTCCTTATCATAACTTTCTTTATTTGGTATTGGAATTTTAAATTCGTTCAACAATAAATTCAGATAATTATTATAAATGAAATCTTCAAATGAATTTGATAAATATTTACTTGGTCTCATAGGTAATATAAATTGAGGAAGTTCATCTATTTTTGATGAATTAAATTTGAATTCTATTTTATATCTCATATCATTTATTATTATTTCAAAATCATAATTATTTCCTCTTCCTCCTTTAATATTTCCTCTTATATTCTCTATCGGTGTATATAAAGAATTTAAGAAATCAAAGATATTTATCCTCAATCTTTTCCATCTATTAGAATATTTATAATAATCATTTGGAATTATATCATTTATTATTGATATTATAATATTTTCTCTAATCTTATTATTCATATCATTCATATTTTTATGACATATATTAAACGAATTTATTGATTGATATTTAATATTATTTATCTCTGGTAATGTGTGTAATTTATTTATATATCTTCCAAATATCATCTTTATTCATTCAAATTTAATCAAATAATCATTTTTTTATTTAAGGATTTAATGGATATTATTAAAAGATGATGCTTTATTCCTTAATTCTTGCTTCCACTTTAAATGGAGGTATTGGATTGAATGGGAAAATGCCTTGGGAATTGAAGGAAGAAATGGGAGTATTTAGACAAATAACGATGGATGTTAATTGTTATATAAAAAAGAATGCGATTATAATGGGTTATAATACTTGGAAATATCTTCCATTTAAACCTCTTAAAAATAGGATTAATATCGTCTTATCATCTAAACGAGGAATTATTAAAGAAACGGATGATTTAAGAGTTTTTGGTGATTTTGAAAATGCTCTGGAATTTTGTGAAAATAATATCTATATTAATAAAGTCTTTGTTATTGGTGGAAAATCTCTTTATGATTTATGTTTAAATAATGAGAAATATTTTAATTATATTGATAAAATTCATTTATCTCTTATTTATAATAATTATAAATGTGATACATATATAAATCTTAAAGACATCTTGAAACTCCATAAATTCTATAATATAAATAATGTTAGATTTTATAAAGATTTTATTAATTTAACTTATCATCTTAAATGAATATGAATGAAATGTTAATTCAATTATTTTTAATCATTCTATATCCTATTATCATTATTGGTATGATAATAACGAGATATAAGATGAATAATGAGATAATATAAACTTTTTTCTTTGAGTTTATAAACACAATCGCAATTTTTCCTAATATCAAAAGAAATATAAACCATTCATATTTATTAAAAAAATGATTACGATAATAATATAATAATTATCTATGGAGGATATTAACCAAAGAATAAAACAGGAAATATGTTATAAAACTTTGGAAGAATTAACAGATACTAATTTATTAAATGAATATATGAAATGTAATTCTGTTAAAAATAAAATAAATAAATGAAGAAATAATACAAAAATAATACAAGATTATTTATTAGAATTAATACCAGCAGGAACAAAAGGAGTTATAAGAGGTAATAAATTTAATAATATAATAAAACAATTTATTATAAATTTATCATTAGATATAAATAGATTTGAAATTTGTTTCGAAAAAAAATGCGAAAGTCATTATACAACTGAAATACCAGATTGGTATATTTTATAAAAATCAACAAATAAAATTATTATTGGAATGAACCAATTAGATTTATGGAATGGAGGACAACAACTTAATAGAGGTTTTAAATATATAGAGAATAATAAACATAATAATAACAATAGTAAATTATTATGTGTTATTTGTAATGAGATACAATTTAAAAGCAAAAAAAATAAAGCATATAAATTATTTGAGATTGGTTATAAAAATAATACTTTATGTTATTTAAATAATTTGGAAAATATTATTATTTCATATTTTAATTAATATTTTAATAATGGATTGAATTTAAATATTAATTCTTGTTTTGATATAGATTTAGGCCCAACAGTATTATCGAAATCATATTTTATTAGAGATAAATTATTTATATTATCAGTTATAGATTTTCCATTTGTAAATTTTATAAAATAATGTGATTGAATATTTTTTTCATCAATATTATTATATATTGTTCCAGCATTAACACCAACACGACGAAATGATATATCTGGATTTTCTGTTTTTTTTACAAATATGAAATTTTCTGGTTCTAATTTATTATTTATAAATCTATTATTTGGTTTTTTTCCCCAAATTTGAAAAATACAAGGAACATCATATTCAATACCATCTACTATAAATGCTTTTTCAGGTAAATCTATTTCAAATATAAGATGAAAATTTAATGGAATTTTGTTTTTTAAACTATCTTTTTTAAAACTTTTAGGTAATATAAATGAAATACTATCACAAAATTCACAAGATTTTTTTATAAATTTAATTGCTAATGAAGATTGACGACCAAATGGTGGATTACCTATTATATGTATTTTATTAAAAGTTTCTTTAATATTATTATAGTCATATAATAAATAATTTTGTTTTATTATTTCATCATTTTCAGGTTCTAAATCATAGAATTTAAAATTATTTGATATTAATTTAATACCTTTGATAAATGAACCATTTCCAGCACTTGGTTCTATAATAAAATCATCTGGATTTATTTGTATATATTTTTTAACAAAATTTAAACATAATTCAACTACATTATCTTTTGTATAATATTTATCAATAATATTACGATTTAATCCCTTTCTTTGTTTAATTACCATATTAAATTTTGTTTTATTATATTGATAATAAATAAATCATTTTTTCTTTAATTAAATATTTAATGAAATGTTCGTTAATAAATTAACTTGTTTAATGAAATGATAATGAAATGATAATGAAATGATAATGAAATGATAATGAAATGATAATGAATATATGAATTCAATTATTTTTAATCATTCTATATCCTATTATCATTATTGGTATGATAATAACGAGATATAAGATGAATAATGAGAAATAAATGATATAAAACCAGAATAAAATCTTTTCTTTGAGTTTATAAACACAATCGCAATTTTTCCTAATATCAAATAGATAAATCAATAAAC